AATACAGGAAGTGGCACATTAAATTATTTGCCAAAATACACATCAACGGGAACAACTTTAGGGAATAGTTTAATTTTTGACAATGGAAGCAGCGTAGGTATTGGTACGACATCACCGACGGGTGGTTTACAATTACAAATAACTGGAACTAATGCAAGAATAGGTTTTTTAAATAGTAGTTCGGCGAGTACGAGTAACTATTCTCAAATGGCCTTTGGACATGGTTCAGCTAATGGTCAATATACAGAATTTTATAGACAGAATGATAACAAAATTTTTCATATATATAATGGCGGCGGCGGAGATATAGGGTTGTCAACAAGATTAATAAGCTCTAATTATTTTTATGACATCTATTTAAACACAAGTGGCAACGTTGGCATTGGCACGGCATCGCCAACAGCTCGACTTCACCTTAGTGCAGGCACGGCATCGGCTTCATCAGCACCATTAAAATTTACAAGTGGTACAAATCTTACAACAGCTGAAGCAGGAGCCATGGAGTTTAATGGAACAAACCTTTTCTTTTCCCCTTCCACAACAAGGCACACAGTTAACCACGGCTTAACAGGTTCGGCAACATTGGATTTTCCTTCAACTGGAGCTTTGTTTGCAGCTGACTTAACAATCACAGTCACAGGCGCGTCAGACGGTGACGTTGTTTCCCTTGGTGTGCCAAATGCTTCCGTAAATGCAAACACTTGTTATACGGCATGGGTATCCGCTGCCAACACGGTGACAGTAAGATTTAATAACTATTCAAGCGGAACGCTTAATCCTGCCTCTGGAACATTCAAAGTATTTGTAACAAAATAAATTAATCATAATGAAAAGAATTATTTATTTCATAGCCTTGTTTTACTCTACTTTTACAATGGCTCAAAATCAAGTGTTTGACACGGCTTATGTTTTGCCGTTAAACGGAAAATTTTATATTGTAAATAGAATCGAATACGACGATAATTCGTACTATGAAAAAATGTCAATGATTGGGGACACGGCTCAATTTTACTTATCAGCTTTGCAGAAATTTGAAAGTACTGCAAATAGCTTTGCCAACTTTGTTAATGGCTCATATTTTTATGGCAAGGAAACAACGGGAGCGATTAGGGAAAATGCAGCCATTGAGGCAATCACGGGCAAAAGTCCCATTGATACATTAGGCGTGCGTACCTTTGAATTTCTTTCAGATGATAAATTTAAATGGGTAATTAATAACATACCCATTACATTTACCATCACGGCAAATAAGGTGTTAAGATATACGGTGGAAGGCTCAACTATTAAAACAATGTATGGATTTGGCAAAAATGTTATACGACTAACAAGCTATCCAACAACTGGCAGCTTTCTTGATTTGTATTGGGACGAAGGGAGAAAATTATACGTTTCACAGGATGGAAAAATTAACCTCCGAAGAATATCTGCAACACGATGAAAACAACCTTAATCAACTTTTTGCATCTTGGATGGGAAAAAATAACATACGCGATTTGTTGCGGCTGGATATTTTCGTTCTTTGTTCCGATTAAAGGATTTTTGATTTTTACAATTTTTGTTGTTTTTGCGGACATGGGAACGGGAATCCTCGCGGCAAAGAAGGAGCAACAAAAGATAAATAGTCGTGGACTTTATCGTACTATGGAAAAGATAGTCGTTTATTTCTGCGGCATCCTCATATTCGAGGGTGCAAGGAATACATTTAGCCTTCCATTCAACATTACATACATGGCAGCGTTCTTAATTGCAACGGTGGAGCTTTATTCTATTTCGGAAAATATTAAGCGGATCACTGGTGTAAATTTGGGAGTTTTAATTACAAGATTTTTTAATCGTTAAAATAAATAATATGCAGACTAATTTAAAAGAAGCCTTAAAATCGGCTGATACAGTTAAAAGTCCACTTGGTGACATTCAATGCTTTTCAATGAATTTTGCCCAATTAGCTGGAGAAATAAACGTACACCTTGAAAACAACAAAATTAAGTTCACGTGGCGCGAATATATCCAACTTGCTCAAATCATTTGGGATAAGATAAAAGAAACAAGCCGTGAATGTGCTGGTAAAGAGATAGAAATAAAAGTACCTCCTAAATTTTCTATAATTTCCGCAGCTTTTTCGTTAATAGGATTTCGTTTGTAAAGAAATAGGCGCAGAAGAATCGCTACCTTAGGCAGCCGAGGGGAGTAGATTGATTTCTATTCCCCTTAAAAATTGTAAATTATGGACAAAAAAGAATTTTGTATATTTCTGGATGCGGGTCATGGTGGGATTAATCCTAAAGTGAAATTACCTAATGGATATACTACTTTCCCATCTAAATGTAGTCAACACAATAACGGCAAATTTCATTCTTATGGATGGTTTTTTGAAGGGGTTTTTAACCGAGCTGTTACCAATCTTATTGAAAATTATTTGAATGATTGGGGAATGACCACAATGAAAGTTTATGATAAAATTATAGATACACCTTTAAGCAAAAGAGTGCAAAAGGCAAACTTTGCAGCCAAAAATTATAAAGGTTCAATATACCTAAGCATTCACGGAAATGCAGCCGAAAATAAAAGTGCTAGGGGATGGGAGGTGTTTACATTTCCAGGACAAACCCAATCGGATATTTATGCAGAATTTCTATATAAAGAAGTTAAAAAATCCTATCCTAATTGGGTTTTTCGTCCTGATAATAGCGACGGGGATCACGACAAAGAAGAAAGGTTTTACGTTTTAACCAAAACTTTAATGCCTTCGGTATTATCTGAAAACGGTTTCTTTACTAATTTTCAAGATGCTAAAATGATGTTTGACCCATCATTTCAAAACACATTAGCAAAGTGTCACGCTAAAGCGGTTATTGATTATGCTGAATCAATAGGAGTGGTTATGTTTTAAATGGAAAGGGCTAGACGTATGCCTAACCCTCTTATTTACCACTAATTAACAAATTGCAAAATTAACCTAGTTTATAAATTTCTTTAACAAAGTTAACGCCAAATCTTTTGTTGCATCACCATTTGATTCCTTATAAATTTTGTACGCTATCGTTATCATTCTTCCTGGTTCCATGAAATCCATCGGAGGTCTTTCGTCTTTCAATAATGGTTCCATGTAAAATTTCAAAATGAATATTTTAGCTTGCGTACCTTGGGCATGTTTTATAGGTTTAGGATACAATTTAGAAATTTTTTCAATTTCTTTCCATGTAGAAATTTCAATGCCGTCTATTATTTCAACTTTTTGTTTCATCTTTTCATATAATTTTTAGCCTGAATAGCAAGTGAAAAACAGTCTATTTCATCTTGACTTATCTTAGCTGATTTAAAATCTGGTTCAAATTTGTAGCCTTCGCGTTCGAAGATTTTTAAAAACATTTCTTTACTCCATTTCTTTCCCTTTTGTTCCGGAGAAATATTATAAGCTTCGCATCCATTGTCTTTAATCCATTCGTAGGCAATACGGGAGGCTCCCTGATTCATACCTACATTTCGGGACAGACGGGACAAAATAGCCCTGTTGGTTAAATTATTAAAGGTAATGTTTTGTAGGCTACTATCTTCTACCATTACAACAGGATTATCTAAATTTTTCCAAAAGATTGAATCTTTTAAAAAATCAACAAACCTTTTATATTTTATAAATTTAACTACTTTTTCTGGCATTAAGATAAAACAAGCAGCCATTCCGTTTAGTCTCAATGCTGGGTCAACTCCAATAAATGTTCTCAAAATAATGATAATTGAAATGAAGTAATATTGCGTCTAACTTGTTTAGGAGAATCTTCTTGGACATTCTTTATAATTGTTCTCCGTTTCCTCCTTCTTATAATTTTCGTTTCATTTATACCATAGGCTTCTACGCCTTTATCGACAAAATTTATTTCCAAAAGGTAACCAAAAACTATTATAGTTCCAACAAATAAAAACATAGTTATAAATTCCCCTCCTTCATAGTGTTCTTGTAATCCAAAGAATATTTCTATTAAAGCCACAATAGTCGCGCCTAATGCTATTTTAGGTGGATAAGTACTTCTACCTTTAGTAGGGTTTAAAAAGTCCATAAAAACTACGGCAAAACGCCCTAATTGTAAAATACTGGCCGCGATAATAGCTAACCAAAAATCTATCGGGAGAAAAATAGCGGTTAAATATGCATTTATGCCATACGTAAGGACAATCGTAGCCAGCATAATCGTAGGGATATTATCCGAAATGCTTTCAAAAGTCCACTTAAACTGCAAGTTGTTAAAATTCTTTTCCATTTGGTTGTTTGTTTTTTGTTTATAATAATTTAAGTTCTTGTTCTAGTTCCCAAATTTCTTCTGTTAATTCATGAAGGCAATGCTTCACAATATTATCTATAAGTTCTTTGTCAAGAATAATAAAACTACTTTCATTGATTCTGCCAAATTTTATGTCATGTGTTTTTTTAAATTTTAAATTATTTATTATTTCTTTATTTCTATCTATTTTCTGTAAAATATCAGATGCTTGTTTAGCTTGCTCTAAAGTCATGATGTTTGGTTTTTAATGTTTAAAATT